TTAGTTTATTAATCTCCCCTTCGTTTATTTCTATTAATTTAAATCCATTTTTATTTAACCATGAGGCTTTTTCGAAATCTCTTTTAATCGCTTCGAGATATTCAAGCCTAGAATTATTATGAAAAAATTTATTAAATTCAATATGTTGTCGGCCCTGTACTTCGACTGCTATTTTCTTGGTAGCGTTGAGAATATCTACGGTCATCCTCGACCCGTAAACAGGGAACTCTTCATAAACGATATGGTTTTGCCAAAACTTTTTTAGGAACTGTTTAACTTTGAATTGGATTTTAGAGCGAGATTTTGCATCCCACTTAATAAGATACTTAGTGACAATTCTATTTTGGGGCCGGCCATATATGTTAATCAATCTCATTTTTTTGGTGGCGCTAATTTATATCCCGCATTTTTCAAAACGTCTTTGCAAAGAACAAAAAACTCTTTTGGCGTCATATCGCTTTTGGCTTTATTGGCGTAAGCGCAAAGTATCTGACAATTTTCCAATTCATTCGAGCCGCCTTTCGCCTTGGGCATGACGTGGTCCAAATGATAAGAGGCGACATCATCTAAATCAATTTTTTTACCCGTGAGGGCGCATCGCGCATTATCCCATCCTCCTATTTTTTTTAATAGATCTTTTGAATTAAAATTACGTGGCATATTTTTTGGGGGGGGGTTGGCGGTTGTTTTCGTCTCCGTCTATTCTTAAACCAATATATTCTCTTGCTAAAAGATAGCCTCGGCGGTCCTTTAGAGGGCTGATATCCATTGTGTCCTTTTCGGGGGCGCTTGTAGTGGAATGCCTCTATTTTTCTAGAAAGGGGATTATTTTTTCGGTGTTTTTCTGAATATCTTATTTGTGCGGCCTTTCGTCCAGAGTCCAAATAATACGAACACATATCTTTCGTGACTGGTAATGCCTCGGTAATCTCCTTGTAGGAACATCCTTGCTCGCGCAAGCGTTTTATCTCATCAACATAAATGTTCTTAGGATGAGGCATTGTCTTAAAATTGGTGGAGGCGGCGGGAATCGAACCCGCGTCTTCAGAGCCATCGGCTCAAATATACTACAAGCTTAACCAGTGTTGTCCACCTCATGCAAGACAGGTCACTGATAAACCAACCGGGCCACTCAAAAGAATGGCTGGGACCAGCGCAAAACGCTGGACGCCTACACGAGTTTGGAGCCACATTTTATACTAGCGTTACAACCGCCCTAGTTTTTTGCTCGCTATCGACGCCCTAGCTCCTTAACGAGCATCCAGAGTAGAGCGTGACGGGACTTATGCCGTCAGTTGGAGAGCCTCCTCTTCAACATAACCGAACTTGGCGAGAATCTCGTCAGCCTCGGCCACAGAAGGAGCCTTCTCCATGTCAACATTATCGTTGGCATTTAGGTTTTCGATAGTTTTTTTAAGAGGCCAACCATCATCCTCTGCTTGCAATTTGACGTAAGGATCTAAATCGAGTCCAGTACGCCCCCACAAAATTATTACACTTGCTCTATGTTTTGTCAAGATTTTTTAAGAGCATCCCTAAATTTATGAAAAAGGTACTTTCCAATTTCTTTATTTTCTTCAAAGTATTTTCTTAGATTGTCTATACCTTGATGTTGCTGTTTAAATTCTAGGCCTGTTTCTTTCTTGACTTCTCCTATGACCTCCTCCGAAATAGAAACCCATGCGCCAGACTTTTTAGCCATGTCCCAAGCCAACATCATGTCAACAACTTCATATTCTACCCAAATGCTCTTTCCCCCTACGCGCCCGTATCGAATTGGATAGCGCACTTCGGTTCCCGTCTTTTCATTTGCGCTTTTGCGGAAAATTACTTTGCAATAGTGCCCAAGTTGGTCGCCTTTACCGTTAGGCTGGGTGGAGATTAAATCTTTAACGTAGCGGGGCTGAAATTCTAAAATCCAATCACTATAATGGAGTATGGCATTGCCTCCAGAAGCGTTAGTAAGCCTCGGCTCGCCCTTTTCATAGGGGTTAATCTGGACCTTGCTCCTTACTTGAGAGACCATATAACAAATGTGGCCTTTGGTCGCAAGCCCTAGAGCCATGCGTCTCAAAAAATCCGAGCTAAGGAGCGAGCCTCCCGCCACTTTAATGGCTTCATCTGCTCCTTTCTCTAAATCTCCTCTAGGCACTAAGGCATTCATTGAGTCGATTATGAACATGTATCTGGTGTCTGTTGGATTATCTTTCACGAGCTGCCGCATGAAATCAATTACAGACTCATAAATATTGCATTTATAAACAAACCATTTTTTCTCATTCGTATCTAGCCCGGCTCTTTCAATCATGTCTTCAGAAAGCCTACCTTCTGCCTTAATGTAGATCGCCATCGAGTTGTCCATCTTCTGAAAATTGCGCGCGAAAGAAAGAGCGCATGAAGTTTTGCCTCCTTCTGCGACTCCCGATGCCCTAACGATCCCGGGCTTTATCCCTCCGCCCATTTCAATATCTAAAAGGAGGCTGCCGCTAGAAACGGTATAGATCCTCTCTTTTTCAAAATTATAATGATCTTCTTTGTGGTCTTTTAGATAAGCTTGGATTTGCTCTAATGGCGAGCCGCTCATAACTTCTGATTTTTTCTTACTCATTTTAAAAACTCTAACAAATTTTTAGGTCGCGTTTTTATTTCTTTATCTTCCCCTAGTTTTTCGTCTTGTAGCTCATAAGTTTCGGGGCTGAATTCAGTTAATCCAATGTATTTCTTGTATTTAATCAAATATAATTTCCCGTCTTCGCTTAAAAGCCAAGCTAGACTATTTAACTTAAAGGGTATATAAAGCTTTGTCCAGAAGTTTTCTTCGGGAATGCATTCGAACAGCTTTTTTGCAACAGCTATTTCGCGCTTGATTATGCCGCGATTTTTCCAGATTTTCTCGGGCTCTTTGCAGAATTTTGAAATTAGCTTTTGGTATTTATTAGGTTTTCGATAGGCCATCTATGTCATATAGTACCATACGCTTTACAAGATCGTCAAACAAAATCTTTGGCTCCCACCCTAATTCAGAGATGGCCTCGCTGGGGTCTCCCAGTAACAGCTCTACTTCTGCTGGGCGATAGAATTCTGGATTGACCTTAACAAGGGTATATTTGTGCTTACCCCCACTAGCTATATACTTCTCATCCACGCCCTCCCCAGCCCAGTTGCCATTAAAACCGGCGGTGGCAAAGGCTTTTTCGACGAATTCTCTAATAGAGTGAGTCTCGCCGCTTGCTAAAAGATAATCTTTGGGGTCGTCTTGGCTCAACATAAGCCAGACGCCTTTCACGAAGTCTTCGCTATCGCTCCAATCTCTTTTGGAGTCTAGATTGCCCAATTCAATTGGGTCAAATTCTGCAGCTTCTTCGTGGCGGCCTCTCCAGTTATCTATACTCTTGACTTGGTCGTGAATTCTGGCCACGCCCTTGGTAATTTTTCTTGTTACGAATTCTTCTCCGCGTTTAGGCCCTTCGTGGTTGAACAAAATTCCATGAACTGCATACATATCATAGGACTCTCTATAAACTTTGACTATATGATGCGCGGCGCATTTAGACGCCCCATAAGGACTGCGCGGCTTCATGGGGTGTTTCATATCTTGCGGAGAATAGTCCACATCTCCAAACTGTTCACTGCTTCCAGCGCTGTAAAACCGACAACTCGGTTTGTATTTTTTAATCGCTTCCAAGCATCGAATAACGCCGCCGGTATTAGTATCTAGTACATGAAGGGGCATATCCCAGCTGCACCCCACAAAAGAGTTCGCCGCAAAATTAATAAAATAATCGGGTTGAATTTCTTGTACCAGCCTATTCATGCTAATTGTATCCGTCAGATCGCCATAAACTAATTGAAAATTTTCATTATTTAAAAATTTTTGACAATTAAGAAAATTAGGATTAGCGCTTCTCCTTATCATTCCAAAAACTTTATTATCTTTATCTTCTAAGAGGTATTCGCACATATTTGCGCCGTCTTGCCCCAAAGTACCCGTAACTAGAATTTTTTTCATGCGCTCCTTACGTTTTGAATATTGTCTTTATACCAATTATAGGCTTCTAAAACCCCATCTTCTAAAGATATTTTATGGCTCCATCCAAACTTGTTTAGCCTTTTGTTGTCCAGCACTCTTCTAAGGGTGCCGTCTGGCTTACTTAAATCAAAAACAATTTCCCCTTGATAACCAATAATCCGCGCTATTAGGTGAGCTAAATTTTTAATCGAAATTTCTTCTCCCGTGCCTATATTTAATTGGGAAATACCTTGAGAATAAATTTCTTCAGCAGATATATTTTCTAAGGCATAAACACATGCGTCAGCCAAATCGTCTACGTTCATGAATTCTCTCATGGCTTCTCCCGTGCCCCAAACCGTAACCGAAGGAGCGTTTCGCTCCTTAGCTTCGTGAAATCTCCTCATCAAAGCTGGGAGGACGTGCGAGTTTTCCGGATGAAAATTATCATTCGCGCCATATAAATTCGCAGGCATAACAGAAAAGAAATTATCTCCGTATTGTTTGTAATAACTTTCGCATATTTTGATGCCTGCTATTTTGGCGATAGCATAAGGCTCATTTGTAGGCTCTAAGGGAGACCTAAGCAAATACTCCTCTTTAATTGGCTGATCTGAGAATTTAGGGTAAATACATACACTCCCTAGGAATAATAATTTACGGACCCCAAGCAGATGGCTACTGTTAATAAGGTTGTTTTGAATCTGTAGGTTTTCATAAATAAAGTCAGCTCGATATACATTATTAGCATGAATCCCCCCAACCTTGGCGGCGGCATCAATTACAATGTCTGGCGTGTTGCTCCAAAGATAATTATAAACATCATTTTGGACGCATAGATTAAGGACGCTTCTTTCTGCCGTTATGATATTCCGATATCCCTTTTCTTCCAGCGTGCGTAAAATAGCGGATCCGACCATACCGTTATGACCTGCTATAAATATTTTATCGTCTTTTCTCATTTTAAAATATTTCTTTGTAATACTCTATAGTTTCTTTAAAGCATCCACTCGTATCATTTATTGTCCTAGAACTCGAGATAAAAGAATCTCCTATCATCTTCTTAAGCTTGCAAAGATCCAACGATTGGTTTTTAATTTCATCGAAGTGCTGTTCTTTTTCCGCTATATCTATTTCGTTTATGTTGTCGAAATGTTCGATCATTAATAATATAAAATCTTCTATCCCGATCACGAACCCGACGCCCATGTTCACTGATTCTCCGCGGTTCTCATCGGTAACCCCCATCAATTTTGTGAGTATGTTTATGGCGTCTTCAATATAAATAAATTCCCTAATATAGTCTTTAACATCCGACCAGAGCATTGGGTTTTGCCCCTGCGTCATTCTCCTAATCGAATTTGGGACAATCCTGCTAAAATTTCTATCTCCGGGGCCAAAAATGTTGCATCCTCTTACAGAAATAACAGGTACTCCAAAATTTTTACCGTACACACGGCAAATCTGATCGCTACAGGTTTTCGATACTTCGTAAACT